GGGGGCGCTACTATATCATCATCTAAATTTATAATAGGCTATAGAGTTTCAGGCAATTCTAATTACGGGATTGCTATTGTTGGAGATGTTTCAGGCACTATTATTACTTTTGGGAGTGAGTATGTATTTAATTCAGCAAGCTCAAATTGGATGCATAATGCTACCCTCTCTGATACTACATTTCTGATATCTTATGAAGACGTGGGCAATTCAAACGCTGGAACATCAATAATAGGTAAAAATTCCACTAGTGTTATTACTTATGGCTCAGAGAGTGTATTTTCCACAGGCGCAGTAAGTTATATGAATGCTGAATATTTAGGAAGTGAGAAATATGTTTTGTCATTTAAGGATGAAGGCAATTCTAGTTATGGGACTTCAATAATTGGAGAGTTTTCAGGCAATTCGATTACTCCTGGCAGTGAATATGTATTTAATTCAGCATCATCTAGTTATGTATACGTGTCTGCATTGTCCGCATCTAAATTTATTAATACTTATCAAGACGTGGGCAATTCTAGTTATGGAACATCAATAATAGGAACGATGTCGGCAGCAGCAACCGCAATAGAACGTAACGGAGTAAACGTTACAGAAATAAACGGAGTAGCAGTAGTTGATTTAAACCTTTAAAATCTGAGCTATGAAAGAATTTATTACAGAGAACATATATTGGATAATAGCACTAGCGGTAATGTCAATTCCTGCCATACTTTACATCAGGGTATTAGTACATGCAGGGCTATTTAAACGAAGATGGAAAACACCAATAGGAATTATACTATTTGCTTTCTTATTAACTGGATGTAGTAATGCTGCATTGAAATATGCAAATAGGTTAAAGAATACAATACCAATTGATTTTGGCACACCTTCTTTTGTAGTTGATTTTGACCTATATGCAGGTCATACGGCAACTCACCGTGATAATGTTAATATAGATGATAAGGGAGTGATGCATCTTACCACAACACCATACGGTAAAATATTTCATCATTGGAATGGAGATGTATTCGTAGATAATCTTACAGGGTGGGCATCTACAAGGGGTTATAAGACACTCACTACTGGCACGATTGAAGTAAAAGGAAAGTTATCCAAACCACAGGGTGTTGTTTGGCCAGCGGTATGGTTGTTACATGTCCGACATTCAGTGCCGGAAACGCAAATAGATTGCGCCATTCTTCCGGCTGAAAAAGGTGAACGCATTGTTCATTTAGATTGTACACCAATGAATAAGCTACGGGTAAACCTGTGGTGCTTTTATCAAGATGAATTTATTGGTCACATCCATTATCTGGGTAAGGATACAATTATACTCGATCGCATGCTTGAATCCGACATTTCCGGCAGTATTAAAATTGGGATGGATCACATCATCCCTGAAGTTGATGTAATGGAGTTATTTGCAGGAGGTATAAGGAATACACTTCATTATGGTTATGTATGGGATGAATACAGAGAATCGGAAGTTGGTGGGTATATTATTAGAAATCCTGATTTTGATCATATTTATAGTTTTGCAATAACAATTACTAAAGATTATTATCAATATTATATAGATGGCATACCATCTTTCAGAACAACGAAAGGATTGTGTGATGAACCCGTTTATCTGATAGTTAATAATGCTATTTTACCAGAAGCCTCTTTTGATGGAGTAACGGATTTTGAAATACACGAGATAAATTTTTACGAATTTAAAAACGAATGATATGACTAATATTTTAATTGGAATTATAATAGGAACAATACTAATGTTTATACTGACACGATTGTTTCCGGGAGAGGTTAAGAATATACACAGTATCATCGATAATTTGAAGGTAAAGGACTCTCAAGGGTCTTTAGATATTACTCAAGACCAAAACGGCTCAGAAACGCCGCAAAAGACAAAGAAACCGTTTTTAGGCTTTTTAAAGAGAAAACGAAAACGAAAAAGTAAATAATCATTTAAAATTTAATCAAGATGAATGACGATGTAAAAGCAATGTTACCGGGTGAAAAACTTGGTATTGATCAATTGAAAAAAGTTATTGTAGAAGGTATTGGTGTTGTCCAAACAGTAACTGACCAACTTGCCGATGGATGGCAGTGGAGTGACGCAATCCCAATAGCGATGAAAGCAAAAAATATGGTTTTTGTTTTTACTAATATTAAAGTAATTAAAGCCCAAGTGAAAGATTTGGATTTAAAAGAAATTGAAGCTTTGGTATTGGCTGTTGTAGAAGCATTTGGAGTAAGCGATGTTGCTGCTTTAAATTTAATACACGCTTTCTTAAAATTTGTTGAATCAGGTTATTCCTTATTCAAAGCGTTTAAAGCTTTTAAAGAATCAAGAAAAAGTAAGGAGGATTAAAAATGCTTAAAAATATCCGTAGACATAGATATACCACGAGTATTGCTATTATTATAATCGTAGTGTTAATACTTAAAATCTTTGGTCAAATTGATTTATTGCAGTGGTTAAAAGATGTGGTTGATGTTGCATTGACTTTGTCTGCGGTTATTTCTTCAATTTTACATTTATTTTCCCGTGACCCCAAACAACTAAAATCAAAAACCAAAACAAAAAAATCATGAGTAATGCAGAGTTGAGTTTATTAGTAGAAAGAGCAGTTGGGAAAAAAATGAAACCAATTTATTGGATGTTAGGAGTAATGTTAATTATTTTTGTAACTATTGCTGCTCCAATAAGTTTACAAGTAATATCGTTAACTAGCCAAAATGCTTTACAAATAGATAGTAAAGAAGTTTACAGAAACTTTTTGCCCAAAGCATTTTACCATTTACTTCAAAAAGAAGAACACAAGGCTGACCGGGAAGCAATAAGTAATCCGGAAAATACGGAATTTATTTATTACAGACTTAATCTAAATGAAGCTGAGAGATTAGATATCAGATACAGAAGTAATAATAATTAATCATGGAAACATTACCAAAAAGAATAGTTGAAATAGCTCAGGATTTAATAGGGCTTGCTGAAAAAACTCATAATTCAGGTTTTTATCCTCATCAAAAAGGTTTTGAATTATTTAATATGCAACCTGAAGAGCTTTTTAAAACATTGGGATGGAAAACAGGACAATCGTGGTGTGCTTACTTTTGTGAAGCTGTTTGGAAAAGAGCGTATTCAGAATATAATACAGGGATGGTTAGTATTTTAGATAACTTGTTTAGTGGCTCTGTTAAAATTACTCAAAATAATTTTAGTAAAAATTCTGATTTTATATTTTCTAAAAATCCTAAAATTGGAGCTTTAGCGGTGTTTCGTAGTTATGATGAAAACGCTAAAATAAAGTGGTCAGGGCATATTGGAATTGTAACTAGTTTTAATTTAGAGAAAAATGAAATTATTACAATTGATGGTAATACTAATTGTACAGGCGGCAGAGAAGGAACACTGGTTTGGAATAAAAAACGATTTATGAATTTTTATATTCGTCCCAATGCTTTAGTATTAAAAGGATTTATACACCCTAAGATCATTTAATTATTTTTGTTTAAAAAGTATTTTTATCACCCCACAAGAATCTTTTCTCATTACCTGTATTAATTGTTCACCTGAATATAAAATATCAGCAATGTTCTCTAGTTTACGTTGATTTTGTTTATTTGTTTTGATTATATAAACTCCTCTTTTTTCAAGGTTTCTTGTATCCATTTGGATTGTTACTGCCACTGGATCAGCTTCTTGTTTTAAATATAAATGTTTGAAGTTAATGAATGCAGCCAAGTCTAAAATAATTATAATTACAAGAACCCAAACTAATACGTTTTGATGTATATACTGTTTTTTCATAATTGAGAAATTAAATGTAAAAATATTAATACTATTCCAATCAAACAACATATTATTCCTATTGGTTCTAAAATCTTTTGATATTTCATAATACTTTTATTTTAGTAATTCCATTTTTTATTTGGGTTTCAAATACTCTATCAGCAATATCAATTAAATCTTCTTTAAAAGCCTTAGCGTCACCGATCATTATAATTTGTAAATTTAGTTTTGTTGAGATTTCTTTTATCATTTTTAATGCGTTTTCATTTTCCTTTTCCCCGCGTAAATGACTAAAGGGTTCATCCAATATAATTGTATCACTTTTTTTAGGGTTTTCCATACTCCATGAAGCTATGCGTAAAGCGAAAGCAGCAACATCCACTGTTCCACCCCCAGAAGCATCCATGGGTTTCACTTTATTATCATCACGGGAGAAAAACAAATCACATTCAGTCTTATTCCTTCTTTCCACAAAATCAAGAATGACTTTATAAGGATTATCAAACACAGCTTCCATTGCCATAGAAGTTATACCAGATATATGGAAAGATAGTGAGTTTTGCATTTTCAGTGATATCTCTTTAACGATAGCCAGAGCCTTGTCGTGGTTTGACACGTTTTTAGCCATCATTTTTACATCCTCAGTAGTTTCCTTCAGAATAACTTCTAATTGTATCATTTTGCCCCGTTCCTGTTCTAAGCGGGTTCTTAAAGTTTCAAGTTTAGTCATTACTTAAATAACATTTATATAAATCATCTGTTTTTTCTGATACCTCATTATCTAAATCATCTGTTTTCTTCTTTAGTTGTTTTAGTTTCTTTTTAGCACCATCAATAGATTCACAATTAAATTCCGTTTTCAATCGTTTTAGTAATGCCTTTTTTTCACCTTCCAATTCGTTAGATTTCTTTTCAGCATTCTCAATTTTTTCTTTTAGTTCTAATAATTTTTCAGTATTCATATCAATTAAGTTTAGTCATATTTGCAACTGCTTCTTTTTTACCTTTTTCAATACCTATTTTTTCCCCGGCTTCGAAAGCTCTATTCCATAAAGTTTCTATAAAGTCACCAGTTCTTTGTTGCATTTCCATACCCATTAAAAGTTGATTCTTTTGTAGTTTTAGATTATTTCCTAATTCTTGAATGAGTTGTAGAAATTTTAAAGTTTCTTCATTTTTCTTAATTGATTCCATCATAATTCTAAAGCTTTAAGAATTAAATTGATAATTGGTTTTTTTATTTTGTTTTTCTTTTTAAGTCTTTCAAGGTTTTCAGTGAATGATAAAGTACTATTCCATTCATCTTTTAATTGAGCTACAAAAGCATCTATCTTTTCATTGCGTTGCTTTTTAATATCAATATGTTCACGAGTGATTACGTTTTCCGCGCATGGTATTTTAACCCGCTTTACCGTATTAGTATCAGCATAGTATAAGTACACTGAAGGTTCATGGTCTATTTGATCGGCTTTATGTCGGGTTAAAGAACCGGGATTGACTAAGATGCGACCGTCTAAAGTTTCCACAAAAGATTGATGATTATGCCCAGTTACAATTAGATCATACTCAGGGTATTTTTTCAATAGTTTAGAAGCTTTCGGGTCAGTACAATCAGGCCACGGCTTTTTACCTTGGTAAGTCATAGTGTGCCAAACTAATATTTTTCTATTTTGTAATAAATTTGATAAAGCTTGTGAAATAGAAATTTTTTCCCTATTTGGTTTTTTACCCCAATGAACATTATCTAATATCATTATTACTCCAGCTTTGGCTAAAGTATGAACACCCGATTTAAATGATAAATCTAAATTATGTTGAGGTAAATCATGATTACCATAAACTGTATAAAATTGTTTAGGGATGTTTTCAATAGTTTTAGATAGTAAACTTGGAGAAGGTTTCCAATGTTCAAATAAATCTCCAGAATGTAATACAGGGCATATATATTTCTTTTGTAAGTTTTTTATAAAGCGTAATTTTTTCCATTGAGCCTCTTCATGATTATCAGTTCTACAAATTGGTTGATCTAAACGTAGATGAAAATCACCACACAATATTAAATCCGGGATTTTATTATTTGTTTTATCTCTTTTCATTTGTATTTTCTTTTACTGTGAATTCATGACAAACTATTTTCATAGGGTTTGTATTTATTAATCTAACCACTTCATATTTTTTCCGACCTCTGTATTCAAAATTATGTTTACTTATTTGTATTTTCTTTTCAGGTTGAAGCACCTGCCCTTTGTAAAAAGCTTCCATATTCATTTCAGCTATAAATTTTAAACGCTTTTCTTTTCTCTTTTTACAGTACTGTTCAACGAACACGTGTGCTATCATAGTTTTTATTTTAAAACGGTATTACATAAGGGGCATTGGTCTGGAAAATCTGTTTCAAATTGCGTTTTGTATTTAAGGTGGTTTTCCTTGGTTTTCCCCAACTTAATGTCTACATTGGATATATCCGTTAAAAGTTTAGCAATAGTATAGTAAACCTTATGAGAACCCACTAAATTTTTAGAAAGCCCCTCTATTTCGTTTAGTTCTTTGTCTAACAATCTTAATTTTTGGTATTTTTCTAAATCTTTATCAATAGTTTCGATTTCTTCAATAGCAGCTTTTAATGAAAAATGAGTTTTGTTTTGTGTTTGTAAATCTTTTTCTAAACTTTCAATTTCATCGAAAGCTTTTCGAAATTCTAATAAAAAAGAATATTTTTTTAATGCTTCAGTTTTATCTTTTAAATCTGTAATTAAAGTTTTTAAACTATTTCTTTTTTTATGTAATTGTATTTTTTGTTTTTCAGTTTCTTCAAGAACTTCTAATTCAATTTCAAACTTTTCTAAATTATCAAATTGTTTAAGTTTTTCTTGGGTTTCTTTTTTCTGTTGCTTTTTATTTTCTATTTGAGCATTTAATTTACGAATCCAACTATTAAGGTTTTGCAATGTCCGGTCAATTTCATCTAACTTAGCAACTTTATTAAAATGAGTAGCAACCTCACCTGCTGTATTGCTTAATAAGAAGGGGGCGTCAAGTTGTTGTTGTAGATTTACGTTAGAAAAGTTTAAAACATTCTTGATTTCTTCTGGCACATCCGTTTTAAAAGCTTTAAACGAAAGTGGTTTTTCTCCTTTTACCTTTAGTTGATATTCATTTAAAGAGGTTCTGTTTTTTCTACGTATAATTACACCAGCATCCGTATGTAACCTGACTTCCATAGTTTCACCAAATGTACTTATGAAATCGTTTCCAGTTGGTTTGTTATATGCTGCTAATCTTAAAGCCCGGATAACAGCCGTTTTACCGGCATCTGTATCACCTATTATTACGTTAACACTTGGTGAAAACTTTAAAGTAGTATTTTGGTGACTTTGAAAGTTTTGTATTTCTAGTTTTTTTATCATATTAACGCAAGTTATTTTTGATTTTACAAATCACTTTAAATCGATCTTTAAAAATAGTTTTATTTACAAAATCATTTAATATATTTCTCAGCCCAATCTTATCTGAAGTTATAAAAGTAAAAACGCATTTATTTTTATCAAGGTAAAAGCAACATAAAATATCAGTTTCCTTATTAAGATAATAAAAGGTTTCTTTCTTTTTATTTGAAGAAATAAATGACCATTCCTTTTGTGCGTTTATAAACTTTTTAAATTTCTTAGCTTTCATCTTTTATTTAAAAATTTATTTTCCCATGCATCACAAATCATACCTTCTCCAACCATGTCGTCCACCTCTCCACACGTTCCAAATTCATGGGGTTCTAAATCATCTTCATACTCAGTTTGATAACTTGTAAATTTTGTACAAAAAATGCAATCAAACTTATCTGTGGTTTTCCTAAAATTACACATAATTATAAATATTTTGGCAAGTCTTTAGAAGCTTGTTGGCATCCTCGTTCAAACGCAGCATAACACAGCGCATTACTTGTAGGCAAATAAGGACGCATTGGTGGTATATCAGCTATTTCCAAAAATGAATTTAAGTACCACACCCACCCTTGTTGAAAGGGGGTTAATGATGCATAGATTCTAGGTGTTATAAAATGGAAAATACTCATGGTATTTTATTTACCATCAATGACTTCCATTCCCAATATAAGTTTAAGACTTTTTGAGCACTATCTGCTAATTGTTTATATTGATAATTGCGTTGGGTTAATAAATAAATTAAGTCTTTTTGTAATTTAATAGTACTGTCCTTAACAACAATAGTACGTCTATTAATGATTTCAATTTTTTCTAAATTACTAGTTATTTCGTTAATCTTCTTTTGAGTATCTTTTTGAGTTGTTAAACAACAAGACATAAAAGAAAATAAAAATACAGTAATTAATAATAAATTTTTCATAATTAATTCTTTCTAATAAATTTTAATATCTCTGACTCTTTACAAGCTACGTGATGTATTGATAACGAATCAGCCACAGCTTCATCAAAATACTTAACACCAGACCAGGGCGCAGTTTCTTTTAGTTTTTTACCGGAAACTGGAACACTATATAATTTATCAATCTTTTGAATAGTTTCTAATTTCGAAGCAGAAGCCCTTCCAAATAAAGCTTTCTTAGCATCTCCCTCAGAATACCACTCAATGCCAATTCCGGTAAACACAGAAACAGTTTGTAGTATTCCTAAAACAGCTCCAACCATTACTGCCGCAGCAGCACTCTGACTTCCGTGGGGTAATTCCGAAACGATGTGTTTAATATTATGAGTTTCTATAATACTTTTTAAAGCATTCCCTATTTCAGAAGCCCGACGTACCCGGTCATCCCCTTTTCTTATTCGAAGTTTAGCAGCTTTAGATTCTGTTTTAATACACCCCTGAGCGTGGATAGTATTATTCTCATCAATTACTACCCACCCCCACCCTGTCAAGCTTGGATCATTGGCAAGAATATTAAATGTTGAAGCTCGTTTTTTATTTCGTTTCTTCATTTTATATAATATCAGTTTAAGGTTTCTTCAATTTCACTTAAAATATATTTCATTTCGGGAGACAAATAATGATCGTGGTTAGGTTTATCAAAATCTTTAATAGTCTGCCAAATAGTTCTTAACACCAGCGGAAAGTCCTGATGATAAATATCCCTGCCTTTATTATACGCTTGTTTCTTTTCGATCTTCTTTTTAACCAGTTTGAAGACGTTAGGGGCGTTTTCTTCCACCCACCTTAATAAAGTCTTATTAGGGATGGGAAGCTGTTTAATTTTGGCTGATTTCTTAGTTCTTTGTTTCATTATCGTTTTTTACGTTTCCGGTCTTTTTTAAATTTATCTTCCACAATTTCCCATAAGTCCATAGTGGCTTCTTTTAGTTTATTTTCCAAACTATTTTCTTCCACCCAATCAATAGACTCATCAAGACTCTTTTTTAATTTAGTATCACCAAATCCATATACAGATAAACCCTGATACATTTTACAAAATTTCAGGTTTTCTCTAATGTCATCTATCCCATAATCAAATAGAATAGTGACAGGGGCAGTCCGGTACGGTTTCCAAACAGAACTTTTCTCAACTTCAATAATAACCTCAACACCGCAAGCCCTTTCAACCAGCTTACCTTTTATGGTTTTCTTATCTTTAATCTTTTTGGCATTACTAAACTTTAAACGTAAGCTTGAATAATACTCAATTGCTTTACCTCCGGGACTAATATGCTTTTTACCAAACATTCCAGCATCTGTGTTTTCCCGTAATTGATTAGTGCAAAATAATAATAGGTTTCTTTCAGAAATAACACGGGCACATTTTCTTAAATGCTCACTAAACTCTTTGGCTCGTTTCATTCCCATCTTATCACCGTCATCATTATCCATTTCTAAAGAAGTAGACAAAGCTGCCAGAGAGTCCATACAATACCCATTTATTACAGAAGTATTAATATCATCCCAATGGTATAAAGGCAAAAAAGCATCTGTGACCGTATTAGGTTTATCATGATCCACTTCTTTCCAGTTTAAATCAAACATCTCTGCGAAGTTCTTATTCAATCGAGCCTCTGGGTCACGAAATTTAACCAAACCACCTTGACGTTGTATGCTACCTGCTACTTCACAAGCCAATACAGTTTTACCACTACCACTTGGCCCAAAGGCTTCCACCATAATTCCACCCGGTATTCCACCCCCTCGTTTGCGCCCTCCTGAGATAGCTAAATCTAAAAGTGTTGACCCTGTACTAATAGTGGTTTCTATATTACCATCATACTTTTTTTTAACAACAGTTTTCGTTTTAGTTCGGGCTTTTAATTGCTTTTCTAATTTATTTTTATCTCTCTTCATCTTTAAATCCATTAGCTATTTTTACACGGGTTTCCGCATCAATGCCTTTGTCACAAAGTTCCTGTTTTAAACAATCAACATAATCGTCAAAGGTTTCTTTATTCACAGCTTCAGACTTTCTTAAAATCCATTTCTTTTTAGCTCTTTGGATTACAAGATTTAGCAGATCATCTTTCTCAATATACCGATCTGACTTAAAGAAACGTTCAACCAAACCTCGAATAAAGCTTGATTTACTTATTCCTTTAGCCATACAATACAAGGAAATGTACACCCCAATAGGCACGTCCACTTGCGTGCCTACAAAAGATGTTGGTTTGTTATTTTTATTTGTTTTACTAAGTATTTTCATAATAGTTTAAAAAGGCAAATCATCATTACCGTTAGCATACTCAGTGCACTTGTCCCAGATTTTACATTTTTTACAAACTTTTTTACTGTCCACGTCTTTACCAAATTTAAGACCATTTGGACATTTCATTTTCTTTGGTTTTTTTGTTTCTTCTTTCTTTTCAGATTTTGAAGATTTGTCACGTTTAGTGCGTTTTGGTTTTTCTTCTTCAGCCTCCTCCTTGAATTTAGCCTCAAGTTCTTGATAACTTAATTCCTTTAAAACCTTATCCAGATTAGGTACTTTTTTCAACATTTTTAAATCATATGGTTTCTTCCGGGTTTTAAAATCAATTCGAGAGGCTTTAGCAAATTTGTTATTATTGAAAACCTCTTCATCAAATCTAACTTTTAAAGTATGACCCACTTCCAAATCTGGAAAATCTTCAAAGCTTTCATCCTCATCAATTTCTTTGTTTAAAAGAGCTTGGAAATTAAAAGCCGAAATGTCCGCAATATGAATTTCTTTCTTATGTTCTTTAGAGTCGTGAGGAATTACAATGTATAAATCCCGTTTTTTAGGGCGCATAGCATCTGTCTCATCTTTCTCAGCCCCTTCTTTCATTCTCATGTCCCTATATTCACATATTGGGCATTTTTTTCCGAAACTTTTTAAACAAAGAACACTTTCGTTGTCAGCTCCTACATTACCGTGAACTAAAATAGGACGTTTATACCACTGAGAGCCTTTTAATGCAATACCATCCTTTTCTGACTTATCAGGGTGATTGTCATCCGTAATAATGTATGGTAAAATATCCAAATTTACTGTTGCCCCTGCTTCGGGTGCGTATTTATTAACACCATCAGGATAGTTAATATATCCATACTTACTTTCACCTTGTCGTGCGGCATCCCTTTTTGTTTTGCCTCTGAAACTACTTTTCTTTTTAACCATAATAATTGAATTTAGTATTTATTTCTTTTTGTTTCGTTTACTAAGTTTTTCACCTACTTTACGGTTGGAACGTTCCTCAAGGGCTTCACGTTCTGTTTTTAGATTACGGGGAGTGCTTGGCCCAGCAAAGTACCTCTGTCCATGTAGAATGATTAAATTTTCCAGCATTGTTTTCCGGGTTACACTGATTTCACGTTTGGCTATTTCTGCTAAATTACATTGATAGACAGCTTCAACCCAAGCATCTTTAGCCTTTATGTACTTTTTGTGGGTTCTATAAAAAGCCTCCACATTGGCCGCAATTGGTTTAATTCCAACCCCTAAATATGTATCAGGGTCTGCATTTGCTTTTTTAACTAAATCTGAACGCACTGTTTTTATATTCTCTTCAGCCAAAGCCTCTTTATGTTTACAGTCAGCCCATTCCTTTCCGTATTTTAAAGCTAACTCAGCTTGTTGTAGACATTCCACATCTAATGCAGTTTCATCAATTTTTATGTCCTTGTCGTAATCCATATTACAAATCTTTTAATTGTTTTTTAAAAACGTCTTTAACCTTATTAAGTTTATTTAGTATTACTTTTTTTAGTTCAGCTTTTAGCTCCTCCATATCTTTTTTGCTAAGGAACTCCAAATCCATTTCATCAACTCCGTCCATTACCTGTGTGTTGATTTTTTTAACGGTTTCATCTGCATTCACTATTTTACCGGAAATATCAACCACTTTTTTAACCGTCTTGTTATCCATTTAGTTTAAATTTCTTTTTTAATTGTTTAGATTGTTTTTTAACGTTTTCGGAAAGTTTTTGAAATAGTTTTTCTTGTACTTCAAAAGGGTCTTTATTTCCATACGTTTTACTCAAACCACTTTCAATTTTAACATTGTTATAGTTACCTAAATTAACAGTACAAGAAACAGTACACCAGACTTTATCATCTTCAATCTTTTTAGTGGATTCCATTATTTTTAATTTTTAGTCACTGAATAACACGCATAAACTAATCCGGGAAAACCAGAGTTGTAAAAAGGCTCAACAAACTCTTCAAGAATTAATCCTAATTTGCCGTCATCCTTATTTAAAAGAGTGGAGGATGCATAACCTAAAACATGCCGTCTTATTCCTTCAGCATCTTGTCCTTTTAAACCCCGTAATATAGTACTGACGGCTTTCCACGGTTTACTATAAATTAAAGCTTTGCACAATTCAATACTTTGTGATATTTCTTCTTCAGCTTGTTGTGCTATTTTCTCCCGGTTCTTAGGGTCTGCTGATAAAATAGTTTCTAATAACTGAATGGCAGCTCTGGGATGACCGTGGGACTTTTCAACTATTAAGTTTAAAACGTTTTCTTTTACCTCCTCTTTTTCTTTCTTGACTATCTTTTTTAATAGTCCCTTCATTTCATCATCCTTCAATAAATTAACCGTATAATGAATACAACGGTCTCTGACTGCTTTTATTAATTTAAGAGGCTCAGTGGTACAAAGAATAAAAACAGAATTAGGTGGTGTATCTTCAAAGGTTTTTAAAAACCCGTTTTGCGCGTCCCCTGTCAACTTATGAGCCTCATCCAGTAAATATACCCTAATTTTTCCGTTCATAGGTTTAAATTGGGCATCGTTGGCTAATTTTCGGGCTGTGTCTATTCCGCGAAAGCTCCCAGAATTGATTTCTTTATAATCGGCTTTAGAGCAACCCATTTCAGTAGCAAGTATTCGAGCCAACGTAGTTTTACCGCATCCTGTTTCCCCACTAAATAGAAAAACTTGAGGCTTGTCTTTTTTCTTCAACATTCCTTGAATCGAAGAAATCATTTGATCATTCCCTTTTACCTGATCTAAAGTTTTAGGACGATATTTTTTATATAAACTCATAATTATTTGATTTTAATTACACAATTTTTAGTCAATCCCGGTGGTATTATAAACACACAACCCTCTGATTTAACAGTTATTACATCATTGGTTTTCGTTAACATGTTTGCCATTACTTCAATTTTAAAAGCACTCAAATTGTCTTTGGCAATTTTAAACTTTATAATCTCCACTCCTGTTTGTTTAGAAATAAAGATCACTTTTTTAGTTTTACTCTTTTTAATTTCGTCAGTATCCATTATTTTACATTTTAATTTTTTCTTTTTCAGCCCAACTACCGTCCACTGGACATAACTCAGCATCTACATTTAAAGGAACGTTAATCCATTTCCAAGCTTGTTTTAAATCATTACAAGTTACGCAACGAATTACTTTTAAAATATGCTCTAATTCAGACGGGTGCACATCCAAAACAATAGCATCATGAATTTGCCCTATTATACGGGTTTTCCATTTCTCCCTTTTCATTATTTCAGTAAGTTCTATAAAAGACCATAAAAGACAATGAAACGCAGAACCCTGTACTGGATAATTAGTAACTTCATTGCACCTCATTAAACCTTTACAAACAAATCCAGTCTTTAATGAAACATAGCCCTTTTTCTGGTAATCTTTCCAAGCCTTTTCTTTCCATTCTTTATATTTTGAAAAACGATCTTCCCAAAAATGTTTTTCTATTTTCTGAATATGGTTTTCAAAAGCTTTATAAGATTCAATTCCATTTTTAATTAAGTGGTCTGAAATAGTTCCTTTATCTAATTTAATTCCTTGACCTTTTTTCCATTTACCTTTAGAAAGCTTACACCAACCAACCGCCAAAGAATCTGCATTGTTTTTATAGTAGTCGCCATAGAATTGAGGAAATACAAAACCGTTTTTAGCAGCTTTACGTAAAGTGGAATGGGCTTTAGAATCTTCATTAAATTTCTTTAACATGAATATTTCTTTAGCCATATCAGCGTGCATATCAGAAGCAGGATTATTTAAGTATTCTAACATTACAGGGTCTTGGTGATAACAAGCTCCAATAGAAACTTCTAAACCGGAGTAATCAGCTTCCAATAATTGATGCCCCTTTCTTGGATAAATAGCTTTTCTACATATCTGTTGTGATTCAAAATCCCTATTTGGTATATTCTGAAAATTAGGATTAAAACTTGATGAGCGATATGTTACCGGAAAAGCCAAACCAAAAGATGGATGGATATAACCCTCCACTGTTTCCCTCGCAAATCCTTCTAAAAAAGTATCACGAAGTTTTTTATATTTTTGAGCTTTTATTAGAATATTTAATTCAGGGATATTTAACAATTTCAAAGTCTCTTCACTAGTGCTACCCAAACCAGATTCAGTGAATTTAGTTATGGGTATTTTTTTAACACCGTAAATAAAACCGCGCAATTGAGCATCTGAATATATATTTAAAGTTCCTTTACTGGTATGTTGCCAGTGTCTATAAAATTTAGTTGTTTTAAACTCTTTTTCAAGTTTGTCTATTTTTATAGTTAACTCCTTTTGCGTTTTTTTAATATATTTCGTGTCTATTCTAAAGCCTTGTTTTTCTGCTAAATGTAAAGCTAAAGTTCCATCATGAAATAGTCGGTAAGCTTCTTTGGTAATTGGTAATGATTTACTCATGATCTGGCACCTTTCCATAAATTTGATCAATTTGCAATACTGCTAAACGATATTGGTTAATAGTATCTAAAGCACAATATCCCATCAGTTCTTTTTGTCCTCCCGGTTTTTTTAGAAGCTCTTTAATTTGATTAAAGGAATTAGCATTTTTACTATCTTTCCCTTTAGTTTCTAAATAAGGAGTGACTTCACTGGCATAATCTACCACCCCAAATATTACGTATGTTTGAAACTTTAAACTAACAATTCCACTTCGATTATCAAGTATATGAGCACCCAACATACTATCCCATACCCAATTTGCTACGGAAGTGCCCAATATTTCTACACTCCACGTTTCTTCATACTTCATATTATGCGCCATCTTTTTGATTAATCTATTTTTCAATAAATTAATAAACGGTTTTCTTTTTTTCTTTTTCTCCGGCATCATAAAAACATACGCTTTGTTCTCACTAACAGCGACTGAAGTGCACACGATTTCATGTCCTTTCCGGTGGGGTTTTATTCCGGTTGTTTCGTAATCAATAGAAACTAAACTATTGGCTTTAAGCTTATCAAATATACTTAAATCCTTAATGTATTTTATTTTCGGCTTTGGATAAGTTAATAAAGGTTTTCCAATCAGCTTACTAATACGTTTTAAATCTTGAAACCAAATAGTATCAATTTCTTTTCCTTTATGAGCTTCTATTTTCTCTGGGTGATATACCGGACAAACCCAAGCATTAAAATCCTGATCTGGTATTGTCCATCCCCTCCACTTTTCAATAGAACCCATATTTTTTTTCCATCTGGATGCTATAAGTGTATTCAAAGGAAACTCACCAAAGCTTATTATTATCTTTGGTTTGTTTTCCTTTATAATATCTAAGACCCTTTTACGACAGCAATTAATAGAATTAGCAGTAAGAGGTTTATCACCTCCGAAACAATTAACAGCGTTTATCCCCATACAATCCTCAAACAGGTTAATACCTACTTCAGACAACGCTTGTTCGATCATTTTCCCATACTTATCTTGAAAAGGTTTTCCCCGTGAATCATCTAAAGCTTCCGGGGCTTTTCCTATCACCAGAATCTTCTTTTTAAATTTACCAAAAGGGGGCAGCTTGGGATGTTCCGCATTTTCATGTAAACCGCATGAAACGCATGACAAAAACTTTCCCCCTTTGAGTTGAGAAGATTCTTTTTGCTTATTACTAAAAAAGCCTCCCATAGTCTATTCTTGTACGCTTAAAAGAACAGTTACATACTCCCAACCTTGTCCGTAAAACTTCAATTTGTTTTCGGTCATTATAGCTTCCGTAGCTTGTTTTAAGATCGTTTTTAATAGATACGGATAAATTGAGAAACGTAAACCTGCTGCTTTCTTCATATCACAATCAACCGCTTCTTTAAACCAACCTCCATTTTCTGCTTTGGCAGTTACTTTTAATTTTCCTTTTTCAAGTTGAATACTAATTTTCTCATTCAACAATCCCGGTCTTTTATAGAAAGGTTCAGCCCTTTCGATTACGGATATTAAAGTGTCTGGAAAATTGATTTTAACACCCTCTGCTTTTAAATATTCATCAATAGGTGGGTATTTTTCAGACAGTACTCTACATGAAATAATAGTATCGTTTGCGTTCTTAAAATGAACCCATCCATCCCCTTCACATATTTTAATTGGGTTTAAATTTAAAACTTGGTTAACTGAAGAAACCGGAATTAAAAAAGCAGGTATGCTGATTTTCTTTTCTAAAGTACACCGTGCAATTTGATAACTATCTGAACCCTCAACGTGGATGCCATCTACATTTACGCAATTTAAAACATCAGCACTTTTGCTACCGTCACAAGCCCCCAAAGCTATCTTTAAATAATTTAGGAAATCTTCAGGTAATTTTTTCCATTTACCGACTTCCACTGAAGATTCTTCAAGCGGCAATTTAATTTTAGAAGCTATTGGAAACCCGGCTTTTGCTCTCCCGGCTTTTATGTCCAATTCAGTTTTGGTTATTTCCATTTCAACTTCCGCAACTTTCAACTTCTTTAGAAATTTATAGAAAGAATCAGAATCCACAGCCCCTTTAATTTGTAAATCTTTTACAGGATGAGTAATGCTAATTTCATCGTTGTACGTAACTGCTTTATTATTCATAAAAGCAAACTGCGTAGATTGTTCAATACTTTCGTTTGTACCCAAGCCCGGTTTTACTATTTCCAGAGCTTCAATTAATGATTTAATTTTTACTTTCATAATTTTTCTTTTATCATTCCTGAATAAACTTTTCTTTTACTTACCGGGTTTAACTTATCTTTAAACCGTTCCAACCCGGCTAAACCTAAAGTGCCCCCGTCATTTACTAATTTCTTTTTGTCTTGAATTTCTGGATCAGTATAAAATAAATATCTCATGAACTCATCAAGGTATGGTTCATTTTCACGCACAATAACAAATCGGTAGTTTATAAATTTCCAATTCTCATCGTAAACGTTTACAGCTTTTAATTGACCATCATGGTATAATCCTATAAAGGAGGCTTTGGAATCTTTATTCAAAGTCATATCAATTAAAACATCAGAACCTTGAAAATTTAATTCTTTACTTTCTAACCATTCCCCTATCAGACAAGAAAGTTCTATGGTATCGTCAATTTCCCGATAGTGACACATTTCATGTGTTTTAGGGTACTTTCTTATGTTCTTTCTAAAGGTAGCCCATTGAGAGCCTGAAAGGTCATTAAAACGCTCCGGGTCATAAATGTATTCCCATTCCAAAAATTGCCAATCTATTTTATTATAAAAGCTAAGTAATAAATAATTATATTCAAATAAGTTACTCCAAATGTTTAGCGTATTTTTAGAGTCTGGGGCAGTTGAATACCTTTCTTTAATCGGGGGAAATAAACTCCAACCACTTTCAGTAACTTTCCACCAACCATCTTTTTCCCAACATTTTGCTTTCACAGCTTCTAAATAAGCTTCAGACATAAAAAAGTTTGGCGTAATCCCGGCTTTCTCAGCTACGGTCAAAAAATCCTGTATGCTTTTTCGATTCATCTTTATTTATTGAAGGTTTTCCACAATTTGATTTATTAACAACGTGAGTTCCTGCTTTTAAAGCTTGTATGAGTTTCTTACTTACACCTCCTGATTTTCTACTTTTTCCGCCCATGAGTTTTATCCCTTTTTGGTTTTTCGTTTCTTGTTGCGTTTCTTATTTCAATAACCTCGTCATATAAACAACAAGCAATAACGCAAGACATATTACGTTTTTTCATATCTGTACTTTCAACCTTTATGAAGTCCTCTTTTTCTTTACTTGGGAAAAGAAAACGCAAAGAATCTTGAAATGAAAATAAAGCCCTAAAATCACCTGTTTTAATAGCTATTGGGCCAAAGTTTTGCATACTAATTTCATTTATTAATCCTTTGTTCTTTTTCTGTACTTCAATAACTGTACCACTGTAAATGTTTCTTTGTATGATTTTAATTGGTTCTCCTTTTTTAGCGGAAAACTCAACGTGACTTAAATCAGAATCTAATAATTCCAAAATGTTTTTATTAAGAATAGAAACAACTTGTTTTTTATTTACTGGTTCATTTTCAAACTCAAGATAAAGTTTCTCAACCTCCTCCGGGGTGATGTCTGTCACGGCACAAACCTTCTTACGTTCAAAGTCCTCTTTGGTGGTGGTAAAAATAATCTTGTTTCCTTTCTGTTCAAATTCATTACTGTCATAATCATTTGCCTTAAATGAAATCGGAGTTTTAAAACGGGTTTCTGACTTGCGCAAAACGAATTTTAAGAATACAGTATGATCATAGTTTAAAATGTAAATATGATCATCAATTGCGTAGATGGTATTTTTTAACCCCCCACTTTGTTCTAAAGCCACCGCAGTAGCAAATAATTGTTCAACTAAATTAGTTATTTTCATAATCTATTTTTTAGATTTATTCGTATCAGTTTCATAAACCCAATTTGGGTTTTCTTTTAAAGAGACTGCGTCACATTCTACAACATTATCACTACCTTTACCACTTCCCAATATAGTTACTTGGGTAGGACAATCAGCAATACAATATTTACAAATATCGCATAGGTTCTTTTCTAAATCGGTTGTTCTATATACTTTCATAATAAATTATTTACAAGATTTTCTCTGTAATCAGTATCTTCTTTTTTCCATAAAACACCATCTTCATCACGACCTGCCGAAACTAAACCTGCAGCCCACTGGTGTCCATAAGCTATATTGCCTTCCAAGTTCCAAAGCTTCTTAACTTCTAACCTTAAAGTAGGGGTGAGGAAACCCCCGTGGTGGTCTACAAACTTCTCAAACATCGACCAACTCACCAACTTTCCTTTCTTGTCACAAATAAAACGAGCTGCCATTACAGTACACCCGTAGTTCCAACCCCCTTTAAAGTAATCAGCAACCTCACAACATATTGCTTGACTATTTGCCGGAGCGTTACCCATATCGAAAGTAGAACTTGAAAAACCAGCCTCTCTAAATAACTCCATAAATTTTCCCAAAAGTAAAGAGCCCAAAGGTTGGCTGTCACAACCCACTAAAAACATACGGTCATAGTCATAACCCTCGTTAATAAAACTTTGACGTATTCCACTATTTCCAGCAGTATATGAGTACGTGTCAAATGTAATGTTCCGTACTCCAACCGCTTTTAAATCTTCCATATAACGAGCCACATCATCTGGATCATCAGTTATTAAAAATAAATATGGCTCAATTCTAGCAACTACTCTAATTCCAGCGTCAACCATTCTTTTAATAGCTTCTAATCGTTTTGTATAAGTGGGTGCGCCAGGTTCTAATTTCTTTAAAACAGTATCATTGCTGGAAATCAAAGTAACATGCACAGCTCCTCCGGCAGGGTTTTCAGATAACGCTCTCAAGTACGAATCCTCACCAACCAAAGCTGATTTGGTATTAATCATTACCGGATATTCAACCTCTTTTAAATACTGTAACATTGCTAAGCTTATGCCGTCCCGTTTTTCATGTTTAAGAAAGTCCTCAAACCTTATGCCCATACGTACCGGAATTTCTAAACCATACGCTTTATTAATTCCTTGGAGTTCTCTTTTTCCATCTAAACTTAAAGCTCTAAATTTAGACATCTTGTCCATTTCCCGTTTATAGTAATCCGGATTACAGTGACGCAATCCCATCGTTTTACTATTATCGAAAAAGGCAGTGTAAAGACTTGCCCGGAAAGAATTAGCATAACAATAAATACAATTATAAGGACAGGTGAGCCCATCCCAAATATCCATATTAAAAGGCATAGGACACGCAGCAGCTCTGACCGATATTTCCAAAAAAGAATTAATTTCTTCAGTGTTCAATAAACGCTCCTGCTTTCTCCACTCCTTGTGTTTTAAATTGTATTGTTTGTAATTCTTTTTGCGCCCCTTTTCCCGAACTAGTTCTGATTTCCTATTCGAAGGAAACAGCTGTGTCATTCGTGGAATGATCTTACTTGCTTTTTTTCTTAATTCCCAATAGTCCATATTATTTAATTATAAATAGAAATTTATTAGACCATGAATCTATTTCTTCAATATCGTTTTTACTCAAAAAAAGATTTACAGAATCATAATTTATTTTAACATTATCTACATTGTTTGATTTTGGTATGGGTATAATTCCTTTACTAATTATCCAAGATAAAATTAATTGAGAAACTTCACAATTGTTTTTAGAAGATAAAGAATGTAAAAAAGAATTGCTGTCTAATAAAGTTAATGACTTTTTAAGATTTTGAGAAAAAGGACTGTAACCAATAATTTTTATTTTATTTTTAATACAAAAGGGTATTAAATAATTTATTGAATCTTTTCTCCATAAAGAAAATGGAATTTGAATCGTTTCAATTTTAGAAGTAAGGGACAATGCTAATTTTAAGTATTCCCCATTGCAATTACATAATCCTAAAGAATAGGGGGCTTTAAAAAAACCGGAATTTAACTTTACTACACTTTCAATAACTTTCAAAAAATTAAAATTAATATTTGGCCAGTGTAATTGGTAATGTATTCTTTGGTTTTTAAATTTAATTAGCTCTCTGTTATACCCTTTCGAAATGTTTTGATTTGTCATTAAATTTTTAGCAATCTTAGTAGCTACTAAAACACCTTCATAATTTGAAAGTAGTGATGAAAGTTCCTTTTCTACTTTTCCAAAACCATAAGTTGGTGATGTATCAATAAATGAATAACCTAATTTTAATGCAGTCTTTATAATGGAGTGATCATATTTCCATCCATACGTGCCTATTCCAATTTTAATACTATCCCAATTAACACTCTCTTTTTTACTTCCATCACATACATTGGTTTTGGGTTTTTCAATTAATATTTTTTTAAACTCCTTTAGCTTAACAATTGATAAAGTATCTATTGCATCCCGAACTAAATGAGACCAAGCAACACCTTGTATATGATCTATTTTTTTAGAATTTTTCATCTTTTATTATTTTATTGGCGGAAAATCCTGCTGATATTAATCCCATTTTTCCAGAGCCTACTGCCACCCAACATTTATCTTTTTTTAGTATTGCACAAGGTTTATGTTCTTTTATTCTAGTGAAACAACGCAAACCTCTAATTGTTCTTATTAATTTTAATTCATTTCCAATTTCACCCCTTATCCTTTTTAAACTTTCATCAATCCTACCTTCATACCAACTGGGTAAAGTTAATGCAGAACCATCACCACACCAAAGTATCTTTTCTTTTTCATAAAAACAATTGTGGACGGTTATTTGTTTATATGGTGCCCAAAATTTAACAAAAGGCTGATCGATCAAACCGTCAAAATGGAAAGAAAACCCCCGTTTTACAATTAAACCTAATGAGTCACAAACGGATGGTAATAATTTTAAACTATCAAAAGCCGCAGCAAGTACAATTATTTCTGCTACTATTTTTTTGTAAACACCTTTTTTGGTTTTATAAAAAACAATTCCATCTTTTTCATTTATAAAAACAACTTCACCATAATTCTTTTTTATTCCAAAAATAGAATCCATATTAACACCATGAGTGTCTACTTTTACGAAATTGCCGGAAGGTCTTAAAATTATCTTTTCTTCATGCGTACCAAAAGTTGAATCTATAAGAGTCAATACCTCTTTAAATTGGTATTTGTCTAAAGATGTAAATCTTGAAGGCTTTATTAAACCACCACAGGGTCTACTCCCTGAATCTTTGCTTTCATTATCCAATACAAAAACATCCTTTCCCCTATTTCTTAATGATTGAGCAATAGTAGCTCCCATAATTCCTGAACCTATAACAACTATTTGTTTTTTAATTGTTTCTGAACTTTTAGAAGCAAAAAAGGTTTCTTTGTTTTTCCTTCTTTCTATTTTATAATCAAATAATTTATTCATAATCCTGTATCTTTTAAAGTGTAAAAATCACATTTTTCACCTCTCACTATTTGACAACCTTGTTCGTAGTTTCCTGTGCCATCATTACATAGTTGTAAGATTGTTTCGGGACTTTTACCCAGTTGAGCATATTTCTTAAAGTAATGACTATTAAAGGTACAAGGGTTTGGGACGTCAATACCACAACAAGTATTCGCTTTCTCCAACCAATCTTTTCCGCTATTTACGAAATCTGGGCAACCTAATAGAATACCATGTTTTTTTGATAAGTTCAATAACTGTTGTAAAATAGGTTTCCAATGTTTGTCTTGGTTATAATACCATATTTGTTCAATATCTACTCCCGGCAGATTTACCATTCTTTTAGCTACAAAAGCATTAAAATGAAAATTATATGTATTATAACTTTTGATCTTAAATTCTTTTAAGAGTTTCAAAGTATTTTCGAAATCTTCAACTTTATGAAATCCCGGAATAAAGGGCTCACCATTAACTCCTCCGGGCACTCCTTTTTTTAATAGCTTTTTAAGGTGTTTTAAGCGTTTTAAAGGGTTTGTAGTTAGCTTATGTTCAAATGTCTCCCAATCCTTCTCTAATCCGGGGGAAACAATAGGCATTACGGTTATTAGTTTCTTTTCATTACATTCCATTATCTGATCTACATAATCTAACATAACATGAGTGAATTTTGTTTGGATTACAAAAGACCAATCGTGTTTAATAAATAATGGAAATATTTGTTCTGCTATTTTATGCTTTCTTTCTGCTAATTGAAAGGGGTCTGTTTTATTGCCCCACCTGATTGTTTTCTTTTGACTTAATGCGTGAGCTAAAGTAGTTTTTGGATTTGTATTCTTTAAACCGTTTGTTAGCTTCTTATCTAATAAAGTAACATCCGTTGGTTTTAAATCTTTACCCCATGTATGATTTAAATGACGAAAATAACAATGAATACAATCGGTCATACAGTTTCCGTAACTATCTAATGAAAGGGAAAGGGGGCAATATAGACTGTCCCCTCTCATAGTTAAACTATTTTTTAAAAAATTCATTTTAGTTCAAAATTCCAATAGCTTCAAACACTTGTTTAACCCTTCTGTATTCTGCTTTTTGTTCTCCAAAATTCAAATCTTTACCTTCATGTTCAGAATAAAGCTTATCTGCTTCTTTTACCAAATCCTCCATACTACCTTCCAAATTCTTATGAAATACTTGAGCCATAACCGTTATTCGACTGATCCGTTTTTTATTTTTGTCTTTTTTCGGAGCAGCTTTCTTTTCAGCCTTTTCACGGGCTTTCTTTTCCTTTTTGGTTTCCACTACCGGAGGAGCGGCAGCAGCTTCAGTTTTTTCACGGGCTTTCTTTTCCTTTTTAGTTTCTTCTGGAACAGGAGCGTCATCTGCCTCAAGATATTCGCGCATCGCTTTTTTCAAGGAAAGGTGATTGTCAATTTTGGCAAGTTTTTTTCGACCTTCATTAAATACCGGGTTTTCCAACATTTCCAAAATTTCAGTCTTTTTCTTCATAGGCTTCAAAACATCAACCATTTCAGCTGGGCTTAAATCAGCTTCAGCAGCGGGTTCTTCTTTTTTACCTTTACCCTTTTTTTCTTTTTTCTTTTCCACTTTAGCTTCAGCAGCAGCTTCTTCAACTTCTGCTTTCAAAGCGTCAATTACTTTCTGGGTAGCAGGTGTCCACTCATCCGTATCTTCTAATTGAGGGATGGCATCAATTACGAACGTTCTATATTGCTCGTCAGTAAAATCTTTACCCAATTGAGATGTTTCGAACATTTCTTTGTCTAGTTCGACAGCTGCTTTTTTAATTTGCTTTTCTGTTGCCATAATACTTTTTCTTTTTTTGATTAAAAAATTTTAAATTTGAACTTCTTTCACCAGTAAAACCCCAAAGCTCGAAAACTTTGAGGCAACTTTTCCGACACAATAACCGTGGACACACCGGAAAAATAGATTAGAACTCATGTAGAAAATTGTCGCTACAAATCGATTTGAAATTTTATTTTCAAAAGGGGAGCGGCTTATAACTCCCCTTTTTGACCCGATAAAACTATTTGTGATAACTTTTTTAGGTCATCATTCACTCTAGCTTAATCCTCAATTTATGCCACTAAAAAAAGAACGTTAATAAATATAGTACAAAAGTAAAACCTTTATTTAAAAAAACCTAATTTATTAAGAAATAATTTAAGAAAATCTTAAAAATAATCTTAAAACGTATAGTTATAAGGGAAAAAAGAAGCTAACTGGACGTTTTTATCTAAACATAATTTAGTTAACTTTATTAATTCGTTTGGTTGATTTTGATCTTTTCTGATTGTATAAAATAATTGGATTTGATCTATTTCCAATAAATCCTTTTTCAAGTAGTCCCGACTTATTTCTTCCCATTGCTCCTCCGGGTTCTCAAGAACAAAATAGAAATTAACGTTATTATAAGCTGCTAACTTTTTAATGAAAACCGGAATGCATCGTTTTGGATTAACATGATTTGATGAACTTAGCTCTAAATAGATATGCCATTTTTTAACAATCGCATTAAAATGATATTTGATTATGTTTTCCAAATTACTTGATACTTCAATATTCAACCTAAACCCAAAACGCTTAAAGAATAAATCTCCAAAACGAATTAAAGAAAGCTGATACAATAAAGGCTTACCACTTATACAAAAAGGTTGTGTTTCTAATTTAGATACTAAACCCGGTTGACTTGATATTAAATCTAATATTTCAATATAGGAATAAGGGTTTGAATCTTCATTACTTAATTCTAACACTATACATGGTTTTCTTGCCACAGTTAAACAATTAATATCAAAAGATACCACGTTTAAATAATCGCTTAAAAAAACACCTTCTAAACGATTTACTTTCCGGGGATGAAATTCAATTAAATTCTTGTGTAATGTTTCCATATTTCAATTTTTAGTAACTTGTTAAAAATGGTCTGCCTCGTTTTATATTCTGTAACACATGGACTTCTTTGGTAGTATCAAATTCATCCTCCCTGACTACAATTTCATTAATCCTCATAACACCCATTTGCTTTTCATGCCCTCCGGGGTCTTGATTTAATCCATACATAGCAGTCACATGGGCATATTTTCGCTTATCTTCTGAGAAGTTTTTCAAACTCAATGATCGTTTAGAGTAACTATCAGCATCAGCTTGGGTTGGTGAAATAACAAGGGGTTCTTTATTCTTTTGAGACAAACCCCTTAAAGCTTTCCAAATTTCGTTTTGTTGGTGGCGAAATTCAATTGGAGTTTCTGGTATTAAAATATCAGCGTAATCAATTAAAATAATATCAGGTTCAAAACCTTTTGTTTTTTTCCAGTCGTGTAGTATTGATTCAATCTTACCAACTGACAGAGTACCATTTGCATGGGTGGAGAGCTTAAAAGATCGTTTGTGTCGTATAAATACCTGTTTAATTATTTGCTTGGCTTCTAACGGTGTTAAAACGCTTTTTACATTAACTTGTTCAATCCAATTAGTTCCAAGCTTATATTTTTCCCATTCTAAACAATTATGACAGGGAGCATAACCGGGATTGTTATGGTACTCTTCAATTAAGGTGTCCATATCAGCATCCCACATTTCTGTTTTATCTCTGAAGATTCCAAAGTCACATTCTCTTAATTTCTTATTACAAATGTCTAATTGGTTTCTGGTACAATCTTTTACTGGGTTCCAAATCTTACCTGTATACTTTTCTTTATTAGAAGTTTTTGTAAGATTAATACATATTCGCATTAATTGTTGTTTGCGAGTCATATCACCCGCTTGAAAGAAAGCAACCTTGCGTCCCTGCCGGGCAGCACGTAAAGCCATATCAATCAACCACCAAGTTTTTCCCCGTTTTTCTGGGCTCAGAATACTAACAAACCCCCCACGCACCAATTGGTGGTTCCAAAACTCTCCTAATCTTCCGGGATAACGTATAAGGTTTTCAGAAGTACTTAAAAAAGCTGCATCTATTTCTTTTAAAACCTTTTTATCGCTGAGATCAATTTCATCATTATTTGCTACTGCTAAAGGTTCATAATTGGCAGCTGCTTTATTAGCTTTTTTTACCTCCCCTTTTTGTAGTAATAATTCAATATCATTTTTATGAATATCCAGATGACGTTCTGTAAAGTATTTAAAAGTTTTATTAACTAAATACTTTAAATCAAAATCATCGTTTTCATACTCATCACTTAACTCTGGTAAAATCTCTTGTTCTATTTCCTCAGCAATATCCTTTGACAGATTTCCTTTGAGCTTTTCAAAGAAGATCGTTTCAATATTCTTTCCCGGAGCTTTATTGTATTTGTCGAAATGTTCCCAACACCAGTTCGCTAAAATACGGGCAGTAGGTGATTCAACAAATTCCACATTCCAAAGCTTTTCGATTTGGTGTAAGTATTCCGTGGAAGTAATAAGTCCAATTATTATTTTACGTTCAATCATAAAGTTTAAAAGTCTTTCAAATCGGTTCTTTTAAATTTACTATAAAATTCCACACGCTCTCTAATAAATGGAGTCCCTTTTCGATTTGTATAAACTACATACAAACCATGCATTAACTTTCCGTTTGTTGTATTTATAACGCAACCAAATACTACTTGATAAAGTTCCTTAGTTTTAATATTCCTATAAATCATAATCTTATATTTTAATTATCACTTTCTTCATTCTCTAAATCTAAACGCCTTTTAAATTCTTTTTCAGCATCCCGCTTATCTTCAGCGTTTATAAAATTCATTCTTTCATTCTCCGGTCTTTTTCTTAAACCACATTTAGGACAAACGAGCCAAACAGAATAACGTCCTATTTTTCGAGAATCTTTTTTCATAGGGACTACACAATCAGGACAATATTCCATAATTATATTTTTAAACAAATGATTCATCCACTTCTTCAAAAGGAACAGATTGTAAGCAACAAAAAAAGTCAGCATCACTTGCATCTTGTACTAAATAACAATTAGGGTCTGTTGCGCAATTTAAGTCCAATATTACAACGTCTTGCCCTATATGACATTCATGTTCTCTGCTTTTTTGTTGTATTATAAAAGTATCTCCAATATTTAACATCGTATTAATGTTTATAAGTTTTCTTCAATTTAATTATATGGTATTTTCTGGATATTCGTGAAGGGATTCGATCATCCCCTAACTTGGTTGCTAATTCATCCAAATCCAAATTACTTGTTATTACTGTCAACAAATCGTTTTCCATTCTCCGGTTAACTATTAAGTATAGAATATCCAGCACCCAATCTGTTGACTTTTCCGTACCCAAATCATCCAGTACTAACATAAAACAGTCAGAGTATCGTTTGAGCCGTTTTCCGGTGTTTTCTTCTTTCGAACTATAACTATTCCGTATTTCTTCTAAAAGTTCGGTAAAGCTTATGAAAATACACTCTCTTTTGTCCGTAACCCCGTCCAGATAGTTTCGTTTTTCGGTTTCTAATAATAAACGAGCTGACAACAAAGTTTTACCCCTCCCTACCTTACCGAAAATGAAAGTATCTTGTATGAGAACTTTTTGGAAAGCAAACTTCATTACTTCTTTTCGTATTCTTGGTGGGAACTTCAAAAGGACTTTTGGTTGAATCCTTTTACTCCAATTCTTTTTTGTTCTCATAATTATTTGATTACCTCGTCAGGTTTTCTGTATTTACTTTTTGAACCATTTGTTCGGCTTCCATTACTGGAGGGGTTTATTGGTTTGGAATCTCTTTCAGCTGCACTTTCTAATTTAATGAACTTTTCCTTGAGAGAGCTTCCTGATTCAATTACTGGAACATAAGCGCCTCCAATGTTTTTAGCATACCATTTTAAAGCAGTCTTTATTCGGAATGGGTCTATTTCATTGTTTTCAACTAATTGTCTGATATCATTTGTCCAACTCTTTAAATTGGATGGAGTATGTTTAATGTTTTTATTGGATTGGATTATTTGAGAAAGTTGTTTTGCTATGGGAATATAAACTTGATTTCTTTGGGCAATAGTTTCTTTTTTTGGGGTATTATACTTAATACCCTTTTTTTCTTTATCTCTTTTAGGTAAAAATACTGTCCTTACGCGCGGGACAGTGACTGGGTATTCAGTCTCTAGTGCATGGAAAAACACGTCTCTAGTGTGGGGGTCGATATTTTGTGGGAGGCAGTAGTGCGTAAGTTTCTGGAAATCAATTTTAAAGAACTCTTTTGCTGGAACACCCCTCCGACTTTTTTTAATGATACCTAATTCAATAATAGATTCTTTGGCTTTCTTGATAACAAACTCACCAACCCCTAAATTTCGCCTGATTGTATCATATGTACAATAAAACCATCCATCTTCATCAACGTCCCTTTTTTCACAATCAACATAAGTGTCGATGTACATAGTTAAAACGGAAGCATTAACGATTCCAAAACGCAGTATTAAATTTTTGTTGATTACTAAACCGCTATCAGACCTGACAGCTTGTAGTGCTAATAATTTAATTTGTCTTACTTTTTTCTTTTTCATGTTAGTAATATAAAAACAACCAAAAAGTTTCCGGGATGCCGCCCGTACTCCTTTTTGGCTAAATGTTGAACTAACAAATATTGTGAGTGTATCGGCATATACATTTTTCCTTTTCGGAGTATAAAGATAACTAAATTTTAACTAATTATAAAAATTATTATCTAAATCGCTGTCTTTTAGGTAGTTTAGAGTGTTTCGATTTTCTATTGGGTAATATAATCTTTTTAAGTTTTATATGCTTATCTCTTTGAAGCATAGGGGGTTTATCAACAATTTTGTATTCATGTTTCCATAAATATGTGGGCTCAGAAATACCATTAACCCAGATAACATATTTACGATCATCGTGGGGTTTGATTACATTGTGAATAGTTCCAATAATTAAATGACGTTTATTTTCGGTAAGCTTAGTGTAACAAACAATCATTACCCATTGTCCAGGTTTCGCGTGGGGGTGTCCGTTAGGGTTTATCATTTTGTTAATTGTTTTACTAAATAGTCAGCTTCACTTTGTTTCATAGCTCCGGGGTCACCTTCAATAGGAACATGAAAAGCGTCAACACCTCTAAACTTTAACTCAGCTACTAATTTAAGGGCTTGTTTGGTAGCTTCAGCCCCCTCATCAAATACCACAGCAACTCTTTTAAAGGAGGCTTTAATCAAACGTATTTGACGTGGGGTGTACTTTATACCACAGGTGGCAAAGCTTAATGGGCCAAGCCTCCAAACGTCCGTAGCACCCTCAACACAAATACCAGTATCTTTCCATTTTTCCTGATTACCGTATAATATATGTTTTCTTTCAAAAGCCTCCCGGTGTTTGGGACAGGCTTGATATCTTAAAGGGTTTTTATCGTTAGCTGCACGAGCGTCAAAGGTTACCAATTGACCATTCCAATAAAACGGAATTAAAATGCGTTTACCATAATCAATCTTATCTAATAAACTTATTGGCCCAGTGGATTTTAGTTTCCAAAGTTTTTCTAATCTGTCTGGATCATAATTCCTTTTAATTAAATACAGCTTATGCGCCTTTTTTAGAGGCTCTACACAAGAAGGTAGTCTAAAGGTCTTTTTATCTACTTTAATGGGTTTATTAACGTCAATAGTGGTAATAACACGACCATACGGGGTTAATAGTTTACGCACATCCCTTTCAGATACTTCCAACAGACCCGATACTGTTTGTATAACGGGATGCCAACCACATCGCCAACAAGTAAAATAATGATCATTGACGTTCCATCCTAAATGGTAACCTGGATTAGAACCCGGAAGACTTTTACAAAAGGGACATTCGGTATTTATGAACCCCGGACGCGCGTGTTTATGTCCTTCCGTAACGTAACCAACATTATAATCTTGATAAAGTCTTAAAACATCCATTATAATATTTTATTCATTTCAGATTTTAATTCCATCGTATCTTCCTGAAGCGTCAGACATTCAAAGTTTGCTTTTGATGCGTTAATACCGGGATTTTGCCAAACAAAACCTCCTCCGATCTGAAGCACAAAAGGTATTTCGTTTAATAGATTTTTATTGTGTAAAGATTTGACCACTTTATTAAACCAAGTTGTTATTGTTAAAGTAGGACGGTCAATGCGTTTTTTTCTATGAGAATATACATAGTAACTATCCCAAAAATTATTACTTCCGATTTCTATAAAATTTATAACCTCTGCTTCTTTTTTAGAAATAGGAATACCATTGTATTTTATTCGTTTTTCCATTATGCTGATTTTAAGTATTCATTTATAATTAAATTTTCAAACAGTTCATTTTTATCTACACCTTTGCCGTCTAAAACGTTTCTGGAAATCATTCTTTTATTATCTATCATTCTTGCTATTTTCTCCTCAATAGTATCTTTAGCAAAAAGGTAATAAATAATACATTTACGTTTTTGACCAATACGGTGTATTCGATCTTCAGCCTGGTCTAAAGCACTTGGGGTAAAAGGAAACTCAACAAAAACGGTATTAAAAGCAGAGGTAAGCGTTGAACCAACCCCAGCTGCTTTAATATTGCCTACAAATAGTTTTATTTTAGGATTGTTTTGAAATTTGTTTACAATGTTTTGTCTATTTTTTTCTAAAGTACTACCGTCAATTTTAACGGCAATTCGTTTAAATTTTTGGTATATAGGTTCAACCATAGCGCAATGGTGGGCAAATACAACTAATTTATTACCACTATTAAGAAAGTTTTCAATCCATTGTATGCTATATTTTAACTTACCATCAGCAGCTAGGGTTCTTAATTTGGTGTATTGTTTTCTAATCAAATTATAATTTCCATTACTTAGGGAACGTTCAAACGCTTTATGGGCAGTGGCGTATTCTTTTTTATTATCAATTTCCAGAGGTACTATTGTTTTCGTTTTTGGTGGTAGCTCCGGGAGGACATTTTGTTTTAACCTGCGAATCATAATAGTATCTTTTAGGATTCTATTTAATTCCATAGTGTTTGAAGCTCCTTTGTAATTCCAACTAAAACCGTCATGGTAAGCTCCACAAAACTTATGTGCAAAAGTAATAAAAGGGGGACAATTTTTTGGGTCTATTAAATTCCAAGCATTAAAGATTTCTACAGGACGGTTTTCAATAGGTGTGCCACTTATTAAAATCCTATGAGGAGAAAGTGCCCCCAATGCTTTTACGTTTTGAGTTCTGAGAGTATCATTGTTTTTAAAGTAGTGACATTCATCAGCAATAAATACCTTAGCATTCATTTTCTTTAGCTTCTTGTACCAATATCCCAATATATCGTAATTGATTATTGCTATATCCTTTTTTATAGAGTGAGTAGTGCATCCAGAAAGAACTTGAAAAGAGGGTTCTACAATATAATTCTCTATTATCTCAGCCCAGTTAAGTTTAAGGGAGGCAGGGACAACTATGATAGCAGGTCTTTTTTTTGGGTGTAATTGTAACCAAGCTAATACTTGAATAGTTTTACCCAGTCCCATTTCATCTGCCAATAGAACGTTTCCTTGTTTAGCATCTATCATCGCAATCCCTTTTTTCTGAAAAGGGTATAATTCAATATTTTTTAAACCGGGAATGTTAAAATCTTTTATATGCTTCTTATAATAATACTGTAAAGGGCTGTCCAAGGTATAACTTAAACTAATTAACAATTGGATAGACACTAAATCAGCTACTAATAAGACAGTTTTAGAAGCGGCGTGATATCTTCTATATGAAAGGGGGTTAAACTGTTTTAAATCGGATGTAATAAAGCCTTTAGCTTTTACCAAGTAAGTCCCTTTATTGTTTCGTATTAATTGCGCCGTTTTCATATTAGTTTAAACAAATGAGTGAAAAATTCCCATTAGGATTAATAAAAGAATCCTCATGTTCCAACAGGTTAATAAATATATATAAGTTTAGCAGCCTTGAGTAACGTTTGTAAGGTTGTCGTTCCCTTGACAACATATAAACTGATCTAACAATCTTAAACTTTTTTGTGGTCATGATTATGTTTTTCATAATTCAGGTACTTCAGGGATTCTATGAAACTGATTAACGTAAGGTTTTAATGTTTCCAACAATTCCGTTTCTTCTTTAGTCGGGTTTTCTGAATGTTTTATTAAGGAGGCTAAATGGTAAGCTATTTGTATTCTGATTTTAGAATCGGTTTTCATTTTCAAACTCCCACACCATAAGGGTAAACATGAAAAATCCAAATCAGCATCTCTCAAATCAGCATCTCTCAAATCAGCACCTCTCAAATTAGTATTATCTAAATCAGCATCTCTCAAATCAGCATCTCTCAAATCAGCACCTCTCAAATTAGCACCTTTTAAATCAGCATCTCTCAAATCAGCATCTCTCAAATCAGCATCTCTCAA